ATTAAGCAGAGATTGACCGAACCTCAATGGACTAAAATGCAGACTGTCTATGGACCTGCTGAGGGTTGGAAAGATACTGCTGACCAATGGCGTGATGACCGCATTTATATTAAACGTGAGTCAGAACGAAAAGATCCTACTGTTCAAGCTATCGGTATGGGTCAACAGATTTATGGCACACGTGCCGATCTGATAATCCTAGATGACGTGATAACCACCAGCAACTCCCACGAATGGGAAAAACAACTTAACTGGCTGCAAAAAATGGTTATCACTCGTCTTGGTGCTACTGGTATGTTAATGATTGTTGGCACACGTGTTGCCTCTATTGATTTGTATAAAGAGTTAAGAAACCCAGATCATTGGTCTGGTGGTAAGTCACCGTTTACGTATATGGCTATGCCAGCAGTTTTAGAATTTGCAGATAAGCCAGATGATTGGCGTACCCTGTGGGCTAGGTCTGATAGACCTTGGGATGGTGCTGAGGGTGAACTTGCTACCCCTGATGCTGATGGTCTTTATCCTAAATGGAATGGTAAACAATTATTCGAACGGCGCTCGGAAGTAGGGGCGCATACTTGGGCTTTAGTGTATCAACAACAAGATGTTGAAGAAGATGCTATATTCCCACCTGTTCACGTTTATGGGTCAGTTAATAAACAGAGACGTGTTGGTTTAATAGATCCTAAAAAAGTTGGGCACCCTAAACCTTCAGATTCTGTTTACACTATTATGGGTCTTGATCCAGCTATGACTGGTAAGACTGGTGCAATAATGTACGCTGTTGATCAGAAAACCCAGATGCGTTATGTTCTTGATGTTTTCAATATGGTTGATCCTACCCCAGGTAAGATTCGTGCTTTGATGGAAGACTGGATTGACAGGTATCATCCTAATGAGCTGCGTATTGAAATCAATGCTCATCAAAAATCTTATGCTTTAGATGAAGAACTAAGAATATGGTTAGGCTCAAAAGGCGTAATTATGAGAAGCCATTTCACTGGTAAAAACAAATGGGATACTTCCTTTGGTGTTGCTGGTATGAGTGGGCTCTTTGGTACTTCTGAAGATGGTAAACACGATGGTAACAACCTTATTGAATTACCTTCACACGAAAACAATGAACACGCTAAAGCTTTAATTAACCAGCTTATAACCTGGAAAGCTGAAACCAGAAGCCCAACAGATTTAGTTATGGCTTTATGGTTCTGTGAGATTAGGGCAAAAGAAATGCTACAACACGGACAGTTTCAAAAAAGTCATTTTCAAAACAAATTTGCAACCAGAAAGTCTCTGGCTCAAAGAGGTTCAGTTAACCTAGATGAATGGGCTTCTGAAAACATTGACACACTTTATGTATAGAGGAATGAATGTTAAATAAAGATCAGATTGCAATGAAAGTTCAAGCTCTTAAGCTTAGATACTCTGGGCGCGATTCACGTATGGCAGACATCTTAGAAGTAAGACGTGGCAATATGGTCAACGTTGCCCCTGAGTTCTTCCCAGAGGGTATGAGTAAACCAATGATTGCTAACTTCATTGATGTTGCTGCCCGCGATATATCTGAAGTACTTGCCCCTCTACCTTCATTTAACTGTCAAACCACAAATGTAACTTCTGATCGTGCTAAGAAGAACGCAGATACTAGAACAATGATTGCAAACAATTATGTTCAATTTGCCAGACTTCAAACACAAATGTACACAGGAGCAGATTATTACGGTACTTATGGTTTTCTACCTATTGTTATAGAACCAGATACCGAAGCTAGACTTCCACGTATTCGCATAGAAAACCCAATCGGTGCTTACCCAGAATTTGATCGCTATGGTCGAGTCGTGGCTTACTCAAAGCGTTATGTTAAAACAATTGCAGAACTGCTTGTTGATTTTCCTGAGTACTCTAATCAAATTTTAGATGGCAATTCAATAGATGATGTTGATGTTTATTCAACATTAGAAATGATTCGCTACGAAGATGCTGACCAAATTACTTTGTTCCTACCTACCAGGCAAAACCTTGTATTAAGAAGTGCCCCGAACCCTATGGGTGAAGTTATGGTGCGCATTGCTAGAAGACCTGGTGTGGATGATGAACCAAGAGGTCAATTCGATGACATCTTGTGGGCTCAAATTGCACGTGCACGTTTTGCTTTACTTGCAATGGATGCTGCAGAGAAATCTGTTAACGCACCATTAGCTATCCCTAACGATGTGCAAGAATTTACTTTCGGTCCAGACGCAATCTTGCGTTCACAAAACCCTCAAGCAATTAGACGTGTTGGTTTAGATGTACCACCTGCAGCATTCCAAGAAGCAGAACTATTACAACGCGAAATGCGTATGGGTGCTCGTTACCCTGAAGGTCGTTCTGGAACTATTGATGCTTCAGTTATTACAGGTCAAGGTGTGCAAGCATTACTTGGTGCATTTGATACCCAGGTAAAAACTGGTCAACAAATTTTAGCTGATGTTTTTGAAGACGTGTTATCTCTTTGCTTCAAAATGGATGAAATGCTTTTTCCTGGAGAAAAAACAATCAATGGTGTGAACAATGGTTCACCATATGAATTAAAATATGATTCCAAAAAAGACATTAAAGGTGAACATTCAATCCAAGTGCGTTACGGATTAATGTCAGGACTTGATCCATCACGTGCTTTAATCTTCTCACTACAAGCTTTAGGTGCAGATCTTATTTCAAGAGATTTCATTATGAGAGAATTACCTTGGTCAATGAATGTGACTGGGGAACAAGAAAGAATTGACATTCAAAAGATGCGAGATAACTTAAACGCATCTATGAATGCTTTAGCTCAAGCCATCCCACAAATGGCTACACAGGGACAAGATCCTTCAGACATAGTTTCCAAGATGGCACAAGTCATCAAGGAACGCCAATCAGGTACTTCTATTGAAGATGCTGTTGGAAAAATCTTTACTCCAGCACCAGCCCCAGAGGCAGCCCCACAAGCCGCTCCTGGAGAGTCAGTGTCTCCAGTTGAGCAAATGTCTGTCCCACAAAATGCTCCTGTTGAGGCTACTCCAGGAGCACCCCAACAAGCACCACAACAAGCTCCACCTAACCTACAAGCAATCTTAGGACAATTAGCAGGTTAGTAAGTAATCAATTTTAATTATCAATAGATGAGGTTTAAATGGCAGAAGTAGTTTCAGGTATGGGTAAAGACGCTAAGCGTACCGATATGAATACATCATCTAAGTTGACTCAAGGTATGAACGACAGAATGCCTTCTCAATTTTATGGGGACACAACACAGCTAAATCAAATGCAAGCTGGCGCTCCATTGCAAGGTGCATCATACAAGATTCCTAAAGTAAATATCCCAACCTCTCCTACTATTACCAATGAACCAACTATTCCGTTAACTGCTGACACTTTAAGACCTGATGAACTACCTGAAACTGGTATGAACTTTAACAAAGGTGGAATATCTCCTGGTCCAGAAATGTTAATTGGAACAAACCCTCAAAGCCCAAAACTTTCAGATCAAGTTTATGCTGCTACACAAGCAGATCCTAGTGGAGAGACAAACGATTTTTATAATTTCCTAGTTGAACGTGGGTTGTAGTGTCTGAAGATAGTGCTGGCTCATTAATCTGGAACACTTCACCAAGCGTTTATAATTCTCTGAAGCAGTCTAATGCTGACGAAACCACAATGAGACGTTCTGCTGCTGCAATGAAACTTTTAAACCAACATAATTCTTTTATTGGAATGCCAGACATTGAAGCCAAAAGAGCTTTCACTAGATTACCTAAAGACAATCAAGATGCTCTTAGAGAATTTATGGATGTCCAAAACTATAGCAAAGAAGATGCTAGTTTTTGGCAGAAAACAAAATTAGCTGGATCTAATAAATTCGGCGGACTTATGAATGCTTTTGAAAAATATGGATTCACTCAAACCAACGCATACAGAATTGCTAACCTTCAACAAGAACAAAGAAGAGAAGACCCAAACCAAAAGTTTAATTTATTCTGGACTGGCGATCAGTGGGATACCACCTGGAATGGTGAACAATACTTTGACAAAAACAAAGCTGATGAAGTAACTTCTAAGTATTCTCCAGCAGTTGCTAAAGTTGCAAAACTTTATGCAATGAGAAAACCTAACCAAGAGATCATTGCCCTGCTTCAAACAGCAGAAGAAGAACAAGCCTTTATGGCTTTTAATGATCCAAAGAATGGTAAGAAAAGCGAAGTCGCTAAAGCCATTAATGAATTTGATCAAGCTAAAGTAAGCCCAGGTAGAGATCTTGCTTACAACCTTAGAAAATATGATAAGGCAAGTAAGGTCCCTGATGTTTATGATGTTGTATCTGGTTTAACCGATTTAACATTTACCACATTAACTGATCCACTTATTATTGCATCTAAAGCTGGCGCTTTAATAAGGGCAACTAAATATGGTTTACTAAATCTTGCTGGCAAAGACGGTATTGCTTTATCAACCTCTTTAGATAAAATGTTTAAAGCCAGAAGTGTTCGCAATTACTGGGATGATGCTGGTGCTCAACTAGACAAATTTGATAAATCAAAGAACTTATCTGAACGTGCTCAAATTGCTGCGGTTCTTGGAAAAGACTTTGGTTTAGACACAGTTAAAGTAAATGCTGATGATGCTTCAGAATTAGTTGCAAAAGACATAGTTCAACATCTTGCAGATGCTGGTGTAAGAGATGCAGATACAGCACTTTCTTATTTTAAGAATGCTGGTATCACAGAACTTATCTCTATGGGCAAAAGAGCTGGCGAACTAGAACCATTAATGCCACGCAAAACTGTTCTTTCAACTGCTGGTAAAACTTTACGTAATGCTACAGGTGCTTTACTGGGACTTAAATCTGCACCAGATCTTCCTGCAATTTGGGATGAAACCAAAGTTCTATCACAAAACTTTGGTAAAGAAGAAGACTTAAAACAATACCGTAGCCTTGGTGGAAACTTAAACAGAATTATTACCAAAGCTGCTAGTGGTAATCCAATTGACCTTGACAGTGCTGCATCCTCTGCAGATATATTTAGTATTGCTAGATTAGTTGTGGATCCATACCACGCTAACATCATTAAACAAGCTTGGCGTGAAGGCGATGTGGGCTCACGTTTACAACTGTTTGATGGATTAATGATTAACGTTGGAAAGAAATTTGGTTTATCAGAAGAAGCTGTAAAGAAACTTTATAACCGTACTGGTACACAACTTTACGCTGAAGATATGACAGTGCTATCAAAGACTGGTAGTGGGTTAAATCAATTAGGAAGACGCACTGGTTTAGTTGAAAAAACTTTATCTTCTACTGCTGCATTAAGCAGAGGTGCTTTAGCTGATCTTAATGCACAATTAAAAGATGCTAAGGTTGCTAGAAAAGAACTTCAACAAAAGATTAAAGAACTTGAAGCTAAGAATGTTCCTTTTGCTGAAACAGATCCCCTTAAAAAAGAATTAGAGAACCTTAACAAAAAAATAGGTGGCATTGTCAATAAGACAAAGACCTATAAAAAAGCTACTGGTGATGACATAGCTGGTGAAATCAGAAAAGCAATGCTTAGAGCTGGTATCACTTTAGAAGACACCAACGCTTACACAGACATATTACGTAAAGGTGCTGCTGGAGAAGGCGACCCATATCAATTTCAGCAAATAGTTGGAACTGTTTATGATGTTGTATCAAGAGATGACAAATTAGCCAAAGCGTTAAGTAAGAATGATGAAGGTTTTGAAGTTGTTGACTTTGACCTTGTTGAAGAGTATGTACAAAAAGCTTTTCCTACAACAGCAGAAGTTGCACAAAGACTTGGACAAGGTGCTTATAACCCTGCTCAATTAGGTGATGCACAATATGCTTTAGGTTACTGGCAACTAAGTAATAAAGTTGCTACTCCAAACTTTGCTGAATGGTCAAGAGCTGCTAATGGTAAATTCTTAGGATCTTACAGTGGACAAACTCGTTGGGCTCTTGAAAAAGTAACCAATGGTTGGTCTTGGTTTACACTTATTCCACGTTTAGGTATCAGATCTGCAATTGAAGAACTAGGTTTATTTGGCATTACTGTACCTTTTGGTGATCTACATAGAATACTAATAGGTAAGAAGATATCAAACGAATATCGTTATGCTGCATATGGTGAACAAGCACTAGGTTTCATTAATCGTAACATTGCTCGTTTGCTTAGAACTGGTGATTCAAGAATTACACCAGCTCAAAGAAAACTTATACAAGATGACCCAAGTCAATTGCCAGCTATTGTTGCTAAGAACGTAGCACGCAGTAAAGCTGTTATGATATTAAGTGGTTTTAATACTAAAGATGTTGAACGTTGGGTTAACGATTGGTTTGAACAACCATTTGGGTTTGCAACATTAGACGAAATCAACGAAGGTGCATTAGGTACGCTTAACGTTGGTGAAACAGCAGCAGATAAATTAGCATTCAAATCACAAAAGATTTTTGGTCCATTAGTTCAACACAATTATAGAGCTGAAGATGCTGCTAAAGATTTACGATTCACTGGTGAATTTAATTCACTTAGATACAAAGATTATGGATTTGATAATGCTTGGCTTGCTCAAATTCAACTTCGTTTAGATCCTAAAACTAATCTTGGATGGGGCAAAACAGTATTAGCCCATATCTACAATGAAGAAAAAGCAGTTAAGTCTTTAGTAAAACAGTTTGAATCAAACCCTGAGATTATGAATAAGTTTGTTTTGTACAAGGAACTTGGTGCAGAAGAGTTTGCTAGAAGACAATACAAATTTATTACCCACCCATTTACTAAATCTAATGGTCTATTAAACGATAAGTTAATTGCTAAAGTTCGTAAGAGTGTTATTGATCCAACCACAGGTAAATCTAAATTACAAATAGATGCTTCTAATTTAACTCTTAGAGATCTAGATGACTTTGGAAAACTTGACACACCAGAAACTGTGCTAGGTAAGGTTTATATGCCTCTGACAAACTTTAGTAAATTAGGTCAATGGGTAAGCGGTGGACAAGCTCGCTTAATGAACGTAATGAGCAAGCAAATTGCTATCCTTGGTCGCGAACCAGCACTGTTTGCTAACTATCAAATCTATCGTAAACGTTTAATACAAGCAGAATCAGATATTGCTAAACGCCATATGGACAATGGTATGGACAAAGATGCTGCTGAAAGACTGGCAAGCAAGTGGGCTGCAAATATTGCAGGAGACTTGAGCTTAACTAGAACATTACAATACTTAGATAACCCTGCAATGAGAACTAACCTTGCATTCAATATGCGTAACATTGCTCGTTACTATCGTGCAACAGAAGATTTCTATAGAAGAACCGCAAGAGTAGTTAGATACGATCCGTTAGCAATAGCTAAATTCAGATTAACTACTCAAGGTTTAGAACACGCTGGGTTTATTCATACAGATGAAAACGGAGAATTGTACTTCGTTTACCCTGGTGATGAAATAATTTATACTGCAGTTGGTTTAGGTTTAAGGTTAACTGGTCACGAAAACTATTTAAGACAAATTCAACCAGCACAATTTACTGCTAAAATATCTATGCTTACTCCATCACTGGATCCAGATTCTGCTATACCTACACTTAGTGGTCCTGCATCTGCTTTTGCTGTTGCTGTTGTTGAAAACTTTTTACCTGATTCTCAACAAATGGAATTTAGAAAAAAAGTGTTAGGTAAGTATTCTGTTAACAGAACATTGCCAGAAATGTTACTTCCAGTTACACTGGCTAGAGTTTTTAATAGTTATGACAGAAATGAAAAAACTTCACAATTTGCCTCTGCTGTACGCAAAGCGCATCTTTACTATGCAGCAAATGGTATAATGAAAAAGTTTCTTGCTGAAGCTGAAAAAGGTGGGGCTACAAGAGCTGCGGCAATAGCTACATATAACGCATATGTTAATGCTACTGCTAGAAATGTTGTATTTACTAGAAACTTAATTGGATTATTTGCTCCTGCATCTCCAACTGCAGATTTTGGTTTAGATGTTCCAGATTGGATTCGTGAACAAACTAATGTTACAGCTCTTAAACCAGAGTTTAATAAATTCCTTAAACAATACGGTGATGATCCAGATGCTTATGATAAAGCATTAGCTAAATTTACTAGATTGTTTCCAGGTAAAGCAGTTTACTCATTAACAGAGTCTGAAAAAACTGGTGTTGGTTCAATTGGTGCATATAAAGAAGCTGAAGATTGGATTAAAGATAATCCAAAACTAATGAAATCATATCCAGAGGGTGTAAGATTTATCATTCCATCTAATGGACAATTTGATTTAGAAGCATATGCTTTCTTAGAAGATCAAGGTCTTACTGAGAAAAAGGATATAAAAAGGTTTGCTGCTGAAGCTGTTGTTTTTGAAGACTTATTCTACTGGAGAGAAGTTAAAAAGATATCTGATGATGAACTAATTAACGCTACTGATGCTGGCACTAAGCGTGCTATTAGAAATAGGTGGGAAGCTTGGTCTTCACAATACAGAGCTCAGCATCCACAGGTTCAGGTTTATCTTGATAACACTGTAAGAAATGATCAACTTAAAAAAGATGCTGTCAGAGAACTTTATGATATGAATCAGAAAAAAGAAATGCCAATGACTGATTCTAATAAAAAGATTATGGCAATGGTTAATCTTTATTATGAGTTTAATTCTAAAGTTAAATCAGTTAGCGGACAAACTGATGGTGAAGTAGCATTCCGTAAAGCATTAAGAAAACAAGCATTAGATTTAATGTTGCAATATGCAGGATATGATGATCAAGCTTTAGCTGCATATAGAACTCTTTTTGATCCACTAATAGGAGAATGATGGTAGACGTAAATCCACAAGATGGATATGATGATGTAACTGGGGATCCAGTTCCAGCTGGAGAAGCTTTACCAGGTCTTGAAAACTTTTTTGCCACTAATGCTGGTAAAACATATACTCAAATTGAGATAGATGCTTTAGGCAGAAGAATAACAAATACAGTTCCGTATAATGTTGCTATATCAAACTTTACTAATAGAACTGAAGCAGAAATTAAATTGCTTCAAAACAAGTTTATTAAAGCTAATTTTAAAGGAATTAAAGCAACTGGTAAATTAGATACAATTGATCAAATTAATAACTATATCAAAGCAGCAGAAGCTGCTTGGGAAGCTTATTCAAAATTAGCTCAATTAAGCCCTGATAAAGCTGATCGCAATATTGGTGATTTCATTGACAAGACTGCTGCTGGTGGTGGCAAAGGTGACACCACTGCTTATGAAACTTTATATCTAACAACTAAACAAGATGCTATTAAGTTCTTTAACCAAACCTATAAAGACTGGACAGGCAATGATGCCACCCCAGATAAAGCTGAAGCGTTCTATAAGAGTCTTAATGCTGCTGAGAAAGAAAATGTTCAAGTTCAAAAGACCACACAGACAGGTGCTGGTGCTAGAACAACAGTTGTTAAAGCTGGAGAGATTGATAAAGAATCATTAGCTTTAGATATTATTGGTAAAGATATTACTGTTGACAATGTTGGTACTCTTGGTGGTGCTTTAAGTACAAAGCTAAAATCACTTGATACCCTTGCTGCAGACTATAATGTTAGACTAGATCCATTCACTAGAAAAGATTACCTATTTAAAATTATAGGTAGCAAGACTGGCATTGATGATGTATCTGCAAGACTACAAAAACTATCAGCTTTACAAAACCCTGCTTTGGCTCCATTCATTGAGTCAGGTTATAAACCATCTGAAGTTCTTGGTGGCTTTAGATCATTTAAAGATTCATTCTATGAAGAACCATCTTTGAGTCCTAACGTTTGGGATGACGCAGATTTGAAATGGGTAGCCTCACAACAAAAACTTCCTACTTACGATGAGTTCTCAAAATACTTAGGTAATAAACCAGGTGCTGAATTTACTCAAGGATTTAGAAGAAAAGCTGCAACTTTTTCTGCAGAAGTTTTAAACATAATGGGATTGGAAAAATAAGTGGCAACTGATTATAAGAAGAATGCTGCTGACGCTAAAGCAATTGCCAAGTCTAATCCTGCTGCCGCAAAAGTTATTGCTCAAGCAACTAAAACTGGTAAGGGTCTTAGTGATAATGAGTTAGCTTTTATTAGAAATAATGCATCTAAGATTACGGCTACAACAAATCCTGTTGCGTTTCTTGGAAGCTTACAATCAAGACTTGATGCTAATGCTGCTGCTGCAGCTCCTGCTCCTGTAGGTACTCCAGTTGTTCAAAGTAATGTGGTTGATCCTACTACTGCTTATCTTCAAGCTAAAGATGATGCAGACAAACGCAGTGCTTATGCAACTTTAGAAGACACATTTAAACAATACAACTTAGAAGAATTAATTCCAACCATTAAACAGTTCCTTAAAGATAATTTAAGCCCAGCAGAAGCTGCATTAGAACTTCGTAAAACTGACACATACAAACAAAGATTTAAAGGTAATGAGGGTCGCATAGCCAAAGGTTTGCAAGCATATTCTCCACAAGAATATTTGAATGCAGAAGAATCTTATTATAGTTTGTTAAAAGATATCCTTCCTGGACTGGCAAACAAAGCAACATTTCAAAAACTTATTGCTGGTGGAGTATCCCCAGTAGAGACTCAAGATAGAATCAATAAAGTGTTCAATAAGATTGATAATGCTTCTGCTGATGTTAAGAATGAATTAGGCAGATACTTTAGTCAATATAATGTTAATGATCCTACTACTCAAAGAAATCAATTAGCTGAAGCAATTTTATCTGGTGATGATCCAGTAGTTAAGTTAGAACAAAATGTTCAAAAAGCGCAATTACGTGCAGGTGCAACTGCTGCAGGATACGTTACTTCAGAGCAAAGAATTGAATCAATTCAAGGTCTTCTTTCACAAGCTGGTGTTTCAGATACTTATAAGACAGGACAACAAGGTTTCCAAACCTTATCTCAACTTGAACCAATTACGACTAAACTTGCAAACATATATAAAGAAGCTCCAGTAAGTGAAGAAGAACTTCAAAAGGAAGCTTTCTTAGGATTAAAATCTGAACGCCGTAAAAAACTCGGTGAAAAAGAACAAGCAGCATTTAGTGGAAGAGCTGGCACCGCCCAAGTATCTCTAGCCCAAGAGGGCAAGGGAACTTTCTAAAACCCCCTAGCAGGATCAACCAGCCCCTGCAGGCGTACAAGACTGGTAGCAAGAGCCACAATATTTTCCCCGATTTATTGTGAGGCTTGCGACTAACCAAAAGAAATGGGAGCGTTGCAAATGAGCAACAATTATCAAGACTGGGAAGATGACGAAGATCTAGAACTGGATAACGATAGCCAGGAACCAAATGATCTCGTTAAAAAACTTCGCAAAGTAGATCGCGCAAAAGAAAAGCGAATCAAGGAACTGGAGTCCGAACTCGGACAACTACGTTCTGTGCAACGTGAAAGTACAATCAAGTCAGTCTTGGAAAGCAAGGGTGTGAGCCCAAAGATAGCTAAATTTATTCCTTCCGATTTAGAATCAACGCCAGAGGCTGTTGACAATTGGATTAAGGAAAATGCAGATATCTTTGGATTAGTGGCAAAGCAAGAAGACAAGGGACCAGATTTATCTGCCCTTCGTCAAATAGATGCTATTACTGCTAACGCTCAATCTCCTGCTGGTTTTGATGACACGATGCTTCGTATTGATCAAGCTTCTTCAGCCGAAGAAATTATCAATATGATTAATCAACAGTCATAATTAAAAACTACTAAACTAAGGAAACTAAAATGGCAGATGCCTATTCCGCCTTATCGGGCGGATCAGCAGCTACAAACGGTGGTCTTGGTGGCGGTCAATATTCAAGTGCTTCTAACGCAGGAACCTTTACACCATCTAATGGTGCAGGTCTTGTACAAAAAGCATATGACCGTCTTGTTGAGTTTGCACTTCGCTCTCAACCATTACTCCGTTCAGTAGCAGACAAGAAACCAGCTAGACAATCAATGCCTGGTTCATCAGTTGTATTCCAAATTTACAACGATATGACCAAAGCAACAACTGCTCTTTCAGAGCAAGTTGATCCAGATGCAGTAGCAATTGGTACACCAACTGCTGTAACCGTAGTTCTTAACGAATACGGTAACGCAGTTCTAACCACTCGCAAACTGCAATTAATGTCATTAGCAGATGTTGATCCAGCGATTGCAAATATCGTTGCGTTCAATATGGCTGATTCCATTGATGAACTTGTTCAAACCGAACTTCGCGGTGGAACAAACGTAATCTATGCAAGCAACGCTTCAGGCACACGCGCAACAGCAACAACTAACGTTACTGGCGCTCACACTTTGAAAGCAGCAGATATTCGTCTTGCTGTTGCAAAGTTACGTGCAGGAAAATCAATTGCTCGTAAAGGCTCCCTATACTGGTGTGCAATACATCCAGAAGTTTCACACGATTTACGTGCTGAAACAGGCGCAGCCTCTTGGAGATTGCCTCACGAATACCAATCAAATGCTGAAATTTGGGCAGGAGAAATTGGTAACTTCGAAGGTGCATACTTCATCGAATCACCACG